GGTGTGCCTCCCGTAGAAAACTAGCCACATGTCTCCTCGCGGAGCGCGCGGCCGCAAGGCCAAGCCGCAATGGCGCCAAGTCGCCGACCAAGAGGAGCGCTCGAGACGGCGCGTTGCCGGACTGTGTTTCGTGTGTGGCCAAGGTGGCCATTTCGCTAAGAATTGTCCGGAGGGTGCCGCGACTGTCGCGAGCGGCTCGACGCAGGGTGTTAGTCGAGCACACACGGCCCCCAGCCAGGCCCCTAGTGAGCCTGTGCATGGCGCTGTGCCCAGCCCAACCAGCGAGGATCCGCAGGTCGCGCGGGCGGTTGCTGAGCAGCTCAGGAAGTTGCTCGGTTCGCTCGATACGGCAGGCGACGTGCCGTTGGGCAAGCAGCTAGACGCGCTGCTTGCAGGGTTGGATGAGCCTAAGCCGGCTGAGGAGGCGCCTAGCGCCACTGAGGCTGGCCCTTCGGGCGGAACCGAGGAGCCTTCGGGTGACAAGGAACCGCCTTTCGGGTACCCCGGCAAGACGTCACCTCCGTGTGACGTGGCGCCATGGAGCCCGAGCGAGGGACCGAAAGGTGGGCTGCCATATGAGCCTTTGGACTTGATCATTGCAGACCAAACGCCTGACCCAGGGTGTGTCTGCTTCCCATTCCCGCGCTGGTGGCGTCGGAGGAAGCTGGCCCGTGCCATGCTTGCCAACCACGACCACTACGTAGAGCAAAGGGACCCTGACTACCTGGAGAAGTTGCGCGCACGTGTGTGTCACGGCGGGCAGACCCTAGCCATGGTAGCGCATGAGGTACAGCTGGAGTTCGGCGTTCCGACCGACACGGCGGCCAACCGCAAGGCCGTGCTCCGAGCCACACTCAAGGTGTTCCGGCGGATGCTCAAAAACGACAACCTCACTGAGGTGATTGCGCGCGACATATGGATGACCATGGAACTTGTCTTCACGCCCACGTGGCAGTTCACCCTCTCGCAGGAGGTGGCGCGTACGCGCGCCTTTACGCGAAGGCGGCCGGGTAACCGGCGGCTTTTCTGCTGACCCCACAACACAAACTCGCGCTCGTCGCCCCTCACCCCGTAACTGCTGGTTTATCTAACGGAGTGAAGGCACGCATGCCGTCTTATTCCCCGGAGCTGGGATTTGATGGTATTGGTGACGAGTGCTGGATGCGCGTGCGTGTTGATGGTGGTTTGCGGGAGCACCGACGCCTGAACGCGTTTGGCCCAGCGGGTGGGGCCGCGCAGTTCGGTGCTCATGACCGCGACATGGCGACTTGTGCGCGTGGTGTCTACACGCGCATATTCGTGTGCAAGGTGACGGGAACTGCACCAATATACCCGTCGCTTCCAGCCTTGCACCAGCTCTTGCTTCCGTTCACTCAAGCGTTGAAGTCGGAGTCGTTCACGCTCGTCCCATGGACCTACCCTCGGTTCGTGGAGTCCTATGACGGGCGGAAGCGGCTACGTTACCAACAGGCTGCCGAGTCGATTGACCGGTTGAATGTGACGCGCAAGGACAGCTTCGTCTCGACCTTCGTCAAGTTTGAGAAGTTGAATTTGTCAGCCAAGCCAGATCCTGACCCCAGGGTGATCCAGCCCAGGGATCCACGGTTCAACGTCGCGATTGGTATTTATATACGCCCGTTGGAGGGAGTTTTACTCAAGTTAGTCAACAAGATTTTTGGAGAGATAACAGTGTTGAAGGGCCTCAATTCTCGTGAACAGGGGAAAATTATACACGAGAAGTTTTGCTCATTCCACGACCCTGTGATTGTTAGCCTCGACGCAATCAGGCAGGACCAGCACATGTCAGTCTCAGCGCTCCGGTACCGCGCTTGCCTCTACCAAATGTTCTATCACGATGATCCGCACCTCGCGGAGCTACTTACCATGCAGGAAACGCTGCGTGGCTACGCTCGCGACAAGCAGGACTACGTGAAGTACCATAAGGAGGGCGGCGGGGCATCCGGTGACATGGACACATCACTGCGGTCTTGCCTCCTTAGCTGCGCTATTGCGTATGCATATATGCGTTGGGTGAATGTCCACATGTCAGTAATCAATAACGGCGACGACACGACGGTGATCGTCGAGCGTTCTGATGTGGGCAAAATCGCCGGCCTTGCCGAGTTTTCGAAGCGTGCCGGGTTTCCCATGACGATGGGCGATCCGGTCTACGAGCTGGAGCACCTTGAATTCTGCCAGACTAAGCCCGTCTTTGACGGCACTGAATGGTTCATGGTGCGTGATCCGCACGTATGTTTGTCAAAGGACCTCGCGTCGGTCAAGCACCTGGACGACGAGACCTCGTACAACACGCTGAGGAATTCGGTTGGGCGGTGCGGTCTCGCACTGGCTGGCCACATGCCGGTGTACACCGCGTTCTATAAAGCGCTGATTCGGGGCGCTGGGACGCGTGTGGACCGCGACGCGACAGACACGGGGTTCAAAATCCTCGCCCGTCGGATGTACAACAGCGGCGTTGTCACGGACGCCGCGCGCTACTCGTTCTATGTGGCGTTTGACATCACTCCCGACGAGCAGGTTGCGTTGGAGGAGTATTACGCAGCTGCAAAGTTCAGCTGGAGGCCCACTGAGATTGTGGACCACTTTGGCACGCCGGTGCACACTGCCGGCTTCCCCATGGGGTCGCGCGCCTAACCACCCAAAACGGTGCTTTGCCAGCTCAATAGTTCCGTGCTAAGATCGATTGATCGGAATGCCGACAGACTGCACGGGTGGCCGATTTAGGAGCGCGCGATGTACAGTCGCTCCCTGTCCGGAGGGATCCCATGTTTGGACACGCTGGTTTCGACCAGTTTTCATACCCTACTTCAGGCCCGCCGTTCTACGCGGACCTCGACGACGGCACCGTCTCCCGCCGTCGTGCAAAAGCGCTCGCCGCCGCAACATACGCAGGAGCCACTGCCCTGGGCTACGGTCTGGGCAAGGTGCGCTCATTGTTTGACACTCCGCCGCTGGACCACTACTCCCCGCCGCGCACGATCCCCGTCATGGCTAAGCCAAAGGCTGCCAAACGGAACAAGGCCGCCGCTCCCCAGCGGCGTGCGCGAC